TGCGGATCAGCTTCATCTTTGGAGCCAATGCCTGCATTTTCTTGGTATAGTTTGCGCCCATCTGCATGAGCTGCACAGCCTCTTCAGGAGAGCTTAGTGCAAACTGCCGACCATTGGCCTGAAAAGGAGCCATGATCTGCTTGTACAGATGCTCGTAGTCTGTGGCGTCCTCTTTCTTCTCAGGGTCGGTTTTGACGTCCTGATCGGTTTGAGGCGCCTCTGGGTCTACGGCTGCGGATGGTTCTGTAGCAGGATCAGTTTCGTCTTCCCCTGCAGCACCATCATCACCGCTTGCGGTTTCGACTTCTTCCCCAGCTTCCTCAAAACGATCTTCTCCGGCATCTTCGTCAGTGTCGGTTTCGTTTTCTGTGGAAAGGGAAGGGTCGTCATTATTTTCTCCTGAACCAAGAGACTCTTCAAGCGTCACTGGTTGATTGTCAGCCTCTTCAGTCAGAGTAAAGCTGTCGGGAGAAGACATGCCCATCAGCTCCTCATCACTGAGGTCGCTGATGTCTTTGCCGTTCAAAGTAGATCCGTCCATGTGTCAGATCTCCTTTATTCTTCTTGCTCTTCAAGGAAGTCACGCTCGCCTTGCAGATCTTCGATCTGCTGGCGCGCCATATCGGCCATGCGTGCAACCAATTGAGTGTATTGCTGCGTCATGGAAATAGCCCGAATGCTGTCCATGATTTCCGAATGATGCTGCTTCAATGTCGGGTCGGCAGAAATGCTTACTAGGCGATGGGCTTCTTCTTTGAAGTAGCCGTCAAGGAACAGCATTTTGAAGTCGCGGTTTTTCATCAACCGTTCCAGCGCGTCACCGCGCTTTACGACTTTCATCGCTTCTTCAATCGAAACTTCAATCGTCTCTATGTCGTTCATATCCATCATATCGTCCTGCTTTCTCTGTGGGGTGTAGCTAGAATGCCACTTAGTTACACCACATCAAATCACACCAGTCCAATGTGACTCCAGAGACGGAAATTAGCCCTTTATGAAGCTTTCGATGCCTGCTGGATTGCAATTGCTGTCATCAGGTCTTGATCCCGCGGTCTTTTGTCTGGTGAAGCCAAGAGTGCTTTGGAAATATTCAGCATCTGGTTGGCTTCAGCTTGGGCTTCCTGCTTTTGAATATCACGAGCCTGCTTTGCTCCGCTTTCCTGCTCGAGGAAGTCCAGATCTTTCATATCTGCCGTTGAGCCTTCTGTCCGTGCTTTGGCTTCTGCCAGCATCGCTTTTGCGCGAGTCTCGGCAATCTCGACTTCCAGCTTTGCAATCTCGAGTTCTTGAAGCTTTTCGGCCACTGGATCTGGCTCAGGCTGATAGGTCTTCAGCGCATGCTCAAGCGTTGGCAAACGTTTCAGGCGGGCAAACTCTGTCATGATCATTTTTGTGACCGGGAAGGGCAGGGTGTTCCCCATCGTTTGCAGCATAAAACCAAGATCGCCTGCTTTGGCTTCTTCAATCTCGGGTGTCGTGATGTCCACCTTCAGATCGTATTCGCCCTGGATGTCTTCCAGACGCACAGTGACAAACTCATCATTTGTGACCCGGACCACTTCTTCTTCTGACAGGAAGGCTTGGTTCATCGAGATCATCTTCCGACCAATCTCTTCCATGCCCCCGGCAAAGCGCCGCAGGATACCCATCTCACGCTTCGCTGTCGCATCCAGCATACCGCGGATACCAGCTGCCACGTCACCGTAAGCGTCGCCGGAGATGCCACCAGAAAAACTTTTCACGCCGGAGATGGCTTCTGCTTCTTGGTTCTGGAGTGTCAGCATGTTGAACGCCGACACAGGCAGATCAGGGTACTTGTGCTCTTTTATCCCCATGTCTGGAGTCATCTGCGGATTAAACTCGTAGTTTTCGCCGCGATCGTAGCGGCGTTTGTTCACCACATCGAGCATGCCTTTGGCGATACCCTGCTGTCCGTTGGCAGACCGACCCAAGAGATCGATCATGCCCCGTGTCACAGCGCCGAGAATATCTTGATTGTCTTCCAGCAATGCAGCATCAGGTTCGCCAGCCACTTCTTTGCGGACAGGCATGTAGGTCACCACGACCAGCGGAATCTTCTTGTCGGGGTAGGGGTTCTCTTCCATCCGGATCAGAGTGTCGCCGATCCATGTGGCCACGATTGGTTTTAGAATGCCGGTCTTATCAATGTCCCAGAAACCCCAATACTCGTAAGCTACCACAGGACGTCGCAAATCGTCTTTGTATTGCGCAGTCTCGTCAGTGCCGGTCTCGTGATCAGGGTTTGTCAGGGGCGTGTTCCCAGACCAGTTGACTTGATCCAAGTTGGTGTACCGGCCGTCCTTTTTCAGCTTGGCGTGTGACGTCTCGAAGGAGATCACAGCAAAGTTGGCTTTCTCGACTTTGCCTTGTGCAGCCGGATCCAAGTAGACGTTTTCAAATTGAAGAATCTCGAGCGTTGGCTCGTTCTTGACCGTGACCTCTTCTTGGATCATTTCCGTTCCGACCTGTACGGCCAGATAAGGTGCCCCAACTTCCATCGAGTATTCAACGCTTGCCTGAATTTCTTCGGGAAGCATCATAAATGCTTGCGGATTTGTCTGGCTGATCTGCATGGCCTGCTGCAAAGCGTCTGCTTGCTGGGGGTCTTGAATTGGCGTGTACTCGAACACAGCCACTTCTTTGTCAGCCATATCGCTTTCGTAAATCCAGCCCGGCTTCACATACACAGTGCCCTCGTCAACACCTGTGCGGACGTACTCGTCAATGAATGCAACGCGACCGATTTTTGAACGGAACTGATAGTTCAGCAGCTTTTCGTTTTGAATCGCGCCTTCTTTGTCTTCCCATCCTGTCGGAGAGACTTCCCACTGATCCTCGGATGCAAGAAATGGCTCGGACAGTGCAGCATATCGCCACTCGTTCTGCCGACGAACCAGCTTTGGTTGAATCGCAGATCTGTTCTGGCGTTTCTTGGGTGCTTTTGCATTTTCCAGATTGCGGATGTCGCGCCACTGCTGGACTTTCGTTACCGCGGCATCATGCGACGATTGCGTGATCTGAAGATCAGCTTTGAGATCCAAGAGGCTTGGTTCGTTTGTCCACTCGGTCATCTTTTCGTGGTCGGTTACTTCGACTTCATTATTTTCCATGAGTGTACCTTTTATCGGGTCGGGCGTGCGCGAGGAGAGGGAGTCTGCATCAGTCCTGCATGCCGTGCCGCATAGTCTGAGAGAGAAGTGCCGTAAGCGTCTGCAGGGTTATACTGGCCGCCTGATTCCAGATACCGCATCATGCCTGTTTGACCGCCAAGATGAGCCACAGCGCGCAAAGAGTTCATCGTCAGCTTTTGGCCATTCACTTCACGACCCACGTAGCTGTTCAGACCTCGGTCTTGGATGTACCGGTCAATGTCGTCGAAGTGCCAATTGCTTGCTGCAATTTGCGCTTGGTTGTTGGTTCGAAATTCTTCAGGCGTCATCTGAGGAATGACTCTAGCATTGATCGCTTCCTGCAAACGGTCGCGGGAAAACTGGAGCACACCGAAATGCCCTTTTCCGCCAGACCCCGCTACATCGTTGGATGCTTGAAAGTTTCCGGTTGACTCTGTGTCAAACAGGCTGCGCGGGACATTGCTTTGAAAACCTATGCGCGCCCAATTGTCGTTTGGGGTAGAGGCTCCTTGTGGTCCCCAGTCACGCATTTGGTCTGTGTAGCCGTTCCGTGCCGCCTCCGCTCGCGCTTGGCGGGCCCGTCCCTCATCTGCGTTGAAAGTGAGCTGTTGCGCAGCTGAGCCAATGAGTTGATTGGATCTGGTCTGGGCTTTTTCAACCAGCGCAGAAAACTGCGAGAAATCACCTTGGGGCGCCATTCCAGGCTGATACTGCGACGGTTGAGCAATCATGATTAAGCCTTGTGGGGAGACGTTTCTGTCCTCACTGTACCCAATGCACGCTTCACACTAAAACGCCCATCGCTGGCGGGAATTGACGTTTCAGAAGATAAATATCAGTACCAAAATCTTGAGCTTTTTTGTGTCAACTAAAAAGCAAATCCATGGCGCTATTCGCTTTTTCTTTAAGCTTGTGTTCGTTTACAATCTGCTCAGACCACGCCGCATAAACTTCGATTGGACCGGATGTCAAAAACGCTGCTTGTTCAGCGCCACAAATCGCGTCAATTTCTTCTGTAACCGTATGATCGCCATGCAAAAGCGTGACGCCTACTGTAAATCCAACATGTACACCATTTTTAATGACAGGTTTGTTCGCAAAAGGCAGTGACAGGTAGCGCGCTACTTCAGCCATGATAAATCTCCTTGATTTTGCTCGTCAATTCAACGTCGCTCATACGCGCACCACCTTCTATTTCGATTTCGATGGTGTCTTTTACTCGCGTGTAGCCTGGGTTTTGCTCATGAATTTCGGCGCGTATTGTCGCTGCGTTACCAACCATATCACGCGCAGTAGATAAAATTTTAACCATCATGTAGTGAACTTTCCTGTGTATATTTCAAAGTCGATTTTCCAGTCTGATCGCGTGTCATCAAGGGGCGCAAAGTTGGAAGGGTAGGTTACGCAGGCCATGCTAGAATGCGCTTTTGCTGATGTGTACTCTCTGTTGGAATGACTGAATTGCGCTTTGACTGTATCACCCTCCAGAAACACGCTCAGAATGCGGCTGAGCCAAGGATCTCCGTTGGGCTGAAACGCTGTTTCAAGGATGGTGCTACCGTTGGCGCAAATCGTTTCGCTTGCGGGAATGGCGCTAATAAAAATACCGTAATCTTGTTGGCCGCCAGAACGGGTCCGACTGGCGTTGATTAGTACCAAAAGAAAGTCGGGGTTGGTGCCTGTACTT